CTTTCGATGCCTTGATTCCGAACTCTTTGAGCCGCTCGAACTCACCAACAGAGGCATCCGCCACCGCCTCGGCGAATTGCATGATTGATTTCGATGTGCCGCCCGCAATATCCGCGAACGATCCGAGTTGAGCCTCGGTTGGCTTGATGCCTTGCGCCACCAAAATATTGAAAGAGCCGACAACCTCTTGCAATGAGAATGGTGTTTGTTTTGCAAAATCTTGCAAAATCTTGAATGCGGTGTCGGCATTTTCAACCGATCCGGTGAAAGTAACGAGCGAGGCTTGAAGGCTTTGAAACTGTTTGTTGACCTCAACCAAATCACGAATGAACACACCGGCGAAAACTGCGCCCAATGCCCCCGCGACTTTCGCAACATTTACGAAAGCCGTGTTGACCGTGTTTAGATTTGATTTAAGAGTTCGAAACGCGCGTTGCGTTTCATCTCTAGCGGTTAATCGGGTTTCGAGCCTTTGAGTTGCCATTCTTTTTCATCGCCTGTTTTTGTCGATCGGATTGAATTTGCACATAAACCGACCACTCAATGAACTCATCAACGGACATTTCGGCTTCAATTTGTTCCACCGTCTTGCCCAACTTTTCAGCGAGAAAAAACTTGAATTGGCGTTCCTCGCTCTTTCTTAGTTTTTTTCCAAATCCTCGGCCATCGACCCCATGATTTGATTTGCGATCCGCGCAAGAACTTGAGCATCAACGCCATTTCTCAAAGATGATTTGTCTCCGATTTGGAAAACTTTATTGCCCTCGGCATCGAGAGCCTTGATCACAAGAACCTCGGCAAGTGCATCCGCTTCGGATTGATTTTTCACCGCGAATTGCAACTTGCCTTGGTCTTGCAATGTAAATGGTCGAGTGTAGAAAACGAAAGGATTCCCATCATCATCCGCCCATTCCGGAACAACAATTTCCTTGATAGGTTGGTTTTGATAATGAGCCTTTGCGCGATCGATCACGCTCATCCCATTTGATTTTGAATTAGCCGCCATAATTCTTTTCCCTTATGAAACTGTTGACTCGGTCAACGCTCCGGTGCCTTGGAATGTGATTGATGCCTCAACCAAGCCATCGAATGATGCGGTGATTGTCCGGCCAGTGACCAAAACCGTTCCGCTCATTTTATGATCGCCGGATGTGTTGCCTTCCATCTGAATGTTCAGAGTCGCGCTTGTGCCAACCGTCAACGCGCCTTGGCCGCTTGTGTCGGTGTCATCAAAGAAAACATCCGCCGAACCACTGAACGATTTTAAAGATGCTTTGTAGCTGCGATTCTGATCACCCATGCTCGTGTCTTCTAGGGTGTCCATGGATTCGTCGATGGAAAACGATCTTACTTCGGCAACCTGGTCAGTTCCGACCAAGATCACCCCATCACTACCGCTAAATGTAGCCATTTTTTAATCCTCACTTTCAAGGGTTTTGGGTTTTGCGGCTTTCACCGCCTTCGATTTGGATGAGGGTGATGCCTTCCATCCTTTAGCCTCAAACGAGGCTAAATCTTCTGCGTTTATCTCGATCGGCTCTCCGCCGCTCGGTGGATAAACTTCCATTCTCTTTGCCATTTTTACGCCCTTTCCTTAATAGACCGTTTCTGCATCGGCTTCCGTTGTAGAATACAGTATTTCGAAAATAAATCGACCCACCACAACAGGTTTCTCGCCTTCACCCGCAAAATCGGCCTCGAACGAAATGAGGCGAGTATCTTTAGAATATCCGCCCCGAGTTCGATCGGTTGCCATTGCCGCCTCGATTTCCGCCGCGCTCGCATCCAAAATATCATCCGCCGTTGCGCTTTCAACATAAACCTCAACTGACACCTCGAGCGAGCGAATAAGACCTCTCGGCGGCTTAATCGTTTGAGCCTCAATCGTTTCGCTCGAGGTGTAGACACAAAGACCAGGCATCCTGGCGCTTTGTATTGGATAAACCCTCGATGCGAAAACATTCGTGCCGGTGGTTGTGAGGCCGGTGAGAGTTGTTTCGATATTGTCTCGAATGGATTTGCGAACGTGCGCCATCTAGTTTTTCTCCAATGCGAGAACCGTCATTCCGGTGCCATCGTGATCCACTACGCGGATCGTGTAGGCGGTGGAATTAACATTCAAGGCGTCACCGTCCACGGCGTTCGAAACGTCACTTGTGCGGCATAAAAATCGGGGTTGTCGAACGGCCATCGGAATGTTGCCACCCGCGTCAACCTCAACGATGTCATTGTCGAAAATGCCGTTGACGGTTGAGGCCGATCCGCCGTTTGGCGTATAAGTTGCCGCGACACCGAAATCATCAATGCCCACAAAAATCGCTCGATCGTCTGCCGATTCAACCGCCATCAATCAATTCCTATTTCTTGGCTTTCGCGCGAGTCTTTGGTTTAGGCGTTGATGATTTCGCCAAACCCACTGACCGATCCGTTTTAGGCTCAATTTTTTTTTCCACCTCGGAAACGCGACCGATCGATTTCAATGCCGATGCTTCGGATGCGGCAAGATCAATGACATCCCCCGCGCTTCTACGAACCCCACCGGCAAAACATGATTTCAAAACTAAATATGGCATTTGATTTCCTCAATAAATCGAGAGAGGCGTTGCCGCCCCTCTCTGTGTTTTATTTATCAACCATCATTGTTGAAGGCGAATGCAACCGCATGACGAACCGCAACATCGCAAGATTGCAATGCAGTGATCGAAACGCCGCCGGATTTGCTTGATGAGTACGGATCAACGATCAACTCGAGGCCACCATACATGCCGATCAATAGTTGGCTGAAATCGCCAAAATAAAGATCACCGGCTGTTGCCTGATTGGATACGATCGCATTGTAACCATTCATCAAACCACCATCAGCAACGAAACGACCCGAGCCGCTGTCAACCGCTGTTGTTTTCAATGCGCCATACATGCCCGCGGGCAAGATATAAGCCAAAGAACCGGCGAGTGCGTTGTCTTCTGCAACCGCTGTTTCCATCGCTACAACCTCGGCGAAAGTTGGGTTTGCCGCTGCAAAGTTGGTTGGTGCATTGATGCCAGATGTGTTCTTGATGCCTGTTGGCTGACCAGAGGAACCAGAACCCGCCAATGCGCCGAGATCGATCGCAGAAGCGATTGACTGTGTTAGGTCATCGCGGATCAATGTCTCGATGTCCATTGACGATTGGTGCATCATGTTGCGCGTGACATCTGTTGTTGCGCCAACGGTTTTCATCGACATTGTAACCGAACCAAGTGTAGGCTCGCTTTCTGTCGCTGCCGAGCCCTCGGTGGCAATCCAGTTTGCAGTTGATGCGGCTGTTTTCTTAGGAATAACAACATCACCTTGAAGACCGGACAACATACGCGCACCCGCTGCCATCACGCTTGACGCATTGCGTAGAACGTCGATGAAATCACCAGTGCGTAAATCCTCGGCAATCAATGCCGAATCGTCGCTTGTGTTGATGTCACGTTGGTTCCATTGACGCAAAACATCGCCAGGAATCATCAAGCCGCGTGTTTCGCGACCCAATTTGCGTTGTGCCTCGGCTGAAGCCTCAAACTCAAATTGTGCTGCGCGTTGCGCGTTGATGTCTGTCGGATTTGCCATCGCGCGGATTGCGTTGATGAGTGAGAAACGACGAACCTCTTTGGTTTCCATGCCGATTTCATCGGCGGTGGTCAAAGGTTGGTCTGCCGCTGCAACTGCCAACATTCCGCGAAATTGCTCAACTGATAAGCCGTTTTTGATGGCTTGATCGGCAAGATCACGTTTGTTTTTAGATGCACCTAATTCTAGGATTTCGTTTACAGTCTTGGCGTATTCTGCGCGAACGTTCGCCTCAACCGCTTGAATGTCTTGTTCGGACATGGTTGGTTCCTTTCTTTCGGCTTTTGCCGGAATAGGGGTTGGGGTTTGCTCGATTTCAGCATTGCGATTCGTGCCAACAGAGTCATCCGCCGGAATTGATACAATGCTTGCCTCGAAAGGTTTCCACGAACGAACGCGATAAGTGTTCCCACCTTCCGCTTTTTCGTCACGCTCCATTCGCCCGATTTGATACCCGATTGAAACATTGTTCCGAATACCACTTCGAACGTCATCGTAAACCTCGGAACCAAGTTGGCCCTTGCTGAACCGAACCGTCGCGCGGAGACGCCGCGCCGAGGAATCGAGATTTACAGATTCAATAACCCCGATTTGACGCTCGGGATCGTGATCGAGCAACAATGGTGCGTTGCCCGAGTTTAAGAATGAAAGATCGATTGATCGATCGTTGTGATCTAGGATTTCGACGCCGAATGAGCGATCGACCCGTGCCTCACTTGAAATTGAAATGGAAACTCTGCGATCATCCTCAGAATCCATTTCTGCATCCATTCGAGTTGAAAACTTTCGAGTCTCCAATTCTGCCGGTGCCTTGCGTTCCTCATCGTCGGGTTTGTATCCATTTTCAACATCAACCTCGACCTCGGCCTCGACCTCAGTTTCAGTTGATTTGCCGAACTCAACGAAAATTGATTCATCAGTTTCGGTGATGCCTTTTATATGACGCTGATCATCCATTTCTCTTTCCTCATCTTGATCCTTCGTTGATTCCGGATGTCCTTCCGGCAAAAGATCGGTGTCGTGCTTGCCGCCTTGAAATCTTCCGTTTCGCAAACAGAATAGCAGAGAATTGACTCTGGCAAAAGCCCATTGCTCCGGTGATGCCACACCAGGCCGAACCGAGCCTGGATTTGTCTTGTATGCGCCGATGCCTCTTAAAAAGGATTCGGCCAACATTCCAAGCGTTGCTCGCTTGGTTGGATCATCACCATATTCCTCATTGTGTTCCGAAACTTTATTCTCGAGGCTTTTCCGCGCCGTGTCTGTCAAATCCTCGATCGCCCGATCTTTCTTGCCCTCGAGCTTTTTCGTCAACTCGAGGATCACATCTTTCATCCCCTGTTCACCGAGGTTGCCGATCACGCCCCATTTTATTTGGGCAACAACCCCGCCAACATTCGAGAGGTTTGGCTCGAGATCACCATCGGCGAATTGTTCACCATCGCCAAAATGCCGCGCCGCCCATG